TCTCTACCTGTTTTTTGTGTAACCCAATTAGCAACTTGCCTAAAGGAATACTGCTTTACATATTTTCTAGCCATCTCAATGGCTTCAAGTTCAAAAGGTATTGGATTAAGTATGTCAGGGTCTTCTTCATTCTTTACATAACCAAAAGGTACTATTCTTGATATACGTGGTATCTTAGACCACTCTTTACCTTCTTCGTCTTTTATATCTGTTGGTTGTGGTAGCTTCCACTTACCTAAACTTCTATTCATTATTTATTATTTTAAACCTTTAGTTTGTTTAATAGTTTTTCTACCTGCATAAGGTGTCATATTTCCAGCTTCACTAAAAGTATTTTTCATACCTTCCATTCTTCCTGTTATTTTAAATATCTTTTTATTTATTTCTTTTATTTTTGCTTTTTTAGTTGCCCTTGCTTCAGGAGTTTTAGGCTTAGTAGCTTTTAGTTTTTCTTTTTGTGCTCTAAGTTTTGTTTCTTCTGCACCTGCCATAGTCTTTTTTCTTAATTTAATAATATCCTTTGCTTTTTTTAAAGTAGATTTACCTATCCCTTTATTTGAGTTTAACTCTTTATTAAGTTTTTTTCTATATGCTATTACTAATTCTCGTTCTTTTTTTAACTGAGCAGGTGTTCGCATATCTTTAGGTGGTGATGGCTCTTTAGGTGATGGTGGCTTTCTACTTGCTAAAGTTGTACCACCTGTTTTACCTAATTTTCCTAATGCTCTTTTTGACATAACTTACTCCTTGTTTTTTGGTGGCAATATCATTACTCCACCTGATGATTCTACTTGTAGCTTCTCGGTCTTGATTAAACCTACCCTGTCTAGCAGTTCCTTGCTTGCTGAGAGCTTGTCTCGTATGCCAAGCTGGGTAGGGTCATCTACACCACTTACCATAGCCACAGCAGCCTTAGGTGCGTTTCTACTCATATATAATTGTGTAGCATCCATAATCTCTTCTTTAAGAGACTTAATTATATCAGATGTACTAGAAGTTTCAGAGTATCCTGCAAGGACTTTAGCCTGTGCTACATCCCCACCTGCACCATCGAATAGTACATCAAGAAACTTCTGTTGTCTTTCAGTTAGTTGTCTACTCATATTGGAATACTTTCTCTTACAAATTGTCTATCAACGATTGCTATTAAACGTTTAGCTCTGTTAGGTGTTTGTTTAAACCAACGAGAGTTTTCCATTTCGTCTGCCATTCTTTCCCAGTCTAAATCTTCTACAGCAGCAATCATGTTCTTAAATTTAGACAACCTTGGTCTACCTAATTGAAAACACATATTAGCCAATACATGTTGTATATCATCAGGTAGATTATCAAATTGCGAAAAGAGTAGGTTACAATCTTTTATAGTTGTTCCTATGTCTTTCGCAAACCAATCGTTTACTTGGTCATGGGGTACTTTAGTTCCTACAGGTAATCCGTAATACTCCTCATCCCATTCAGTTATGAGATGTCCTATACCCCCGGTTAAATGCCCAAGTGAACATTTATATATTTCAAACTTTACACCTTCATCATTAGCTATTTCATCTTGTAGTTTTATTAGATTCATTTTAATACCTTATTTCTTTTTCTTTTTTATAGGCACATTCATTTCTTTAAATTGTTTTTTAGTTATTTTTTTATAAACATCTTTTTTGTTTTTAGAAATAGATTGAGTTAATCTTCCTTTTTTAAATGTATGAGGGTCAGGTATTAATATAGAGCTACCTACTCTTATTGTTTTTTGTGCTTGTGTTCCCTTAGTAGGAGTACCTTTATCTTGACCTGTTTTAAATTTAGGATTTAACTTCATTAGTTTTGCAAGAGTTGTATTATTAGCTTTAGCTATAGCACTTAAAGTATCACCTTTTTTAGCTTTTAACTGTTTAGTCATAGAGCTTGCACCACCTGCTTTAGTAGCTTTTATTATATCTCCAAAAAAACTACCTGTAGTTGATTTATTTTTTGTCATTATTTTTTTCCTATTATCTTCATGGCTTGACCTGCACCCTTAATACCAAATGATGCACTGATTGCTATAAATAAAAGATATTGATACCACTCAGGAAGTGTATTCAATACTTCAAAGCCTACTCTTACGTATTCTGTCATGCTAGGTATGAATACAAGTATAGCAGGTAAAAGTAAAACTGTCAATGCAAATTCGTCTTTCCAGCTTCCATCCGTTGCATCTGCCATAGAGTTTTCCCATTGCACTTCTCCTGTAGCAACTTTCTCTGCTACTGCTGCTTTAGCTTTAGCCTGTGCAACTTTAGCCTGTCCATCAGCTTTAACCTTCTCTACCTTAGTAGACATCCATGAACTAGCTAGATTTGCTATAGGTCCTATGAGTGCTGTAAACATTATTTCCCCTTGTTAAACTTTGCATCTATCCAACACTTACCATAGTACAAGATAAATAACCATACTGTAAATAGAACTCCTTCAACATAACTAAGTTCATTCCATGCATCTAATATCATGTTGTCCATTATAATCTCCTAATGCCATCTGATTGTTGTGCTTTACGTAATGCTTTCACGTGTTTCATGTAAAACCAATTACCTACTTTTAATATTGGTTTAGCTATATCCAAGTATATCCAAAATAGTTTTAGTTTCATCTGAACCTTGCCGTTTTCTTTGCAATCGTTTTTGGCTGTTTAGAAAACTGTTTACCTGCTCTATTTGCTTTTCGCTTAGCAGCCGAACTGGCTTGGTATTCTGCACTAGATAAAGCTTTAATTGCTTTCTCAGGGAGATAACGTTCACCGGTAGCCTTCGACCCTTGTGTACTAGGTTTACCACTCTTAGTTGTCCACTTTTGTTTTGTCCAATTTGCTAGTGATTTCTGTGATGCTTTCATAAGCTTCCTTAATCTCTTCCATTGTTCTGTTACAGCCTATGCAGATATTATCTTGTAACTTGCAAACACCTACGCATGGTGTCACTTTGCTATATCTCTCAGACTTTTCATTACATCGTCTATATTAGGTTCTGAACCACCCGGATTATATATACATTGATATTGTCTAGGGCATCCTATTATCTTATCTGTGAACTCTATCTCAAATGTTCTACCTGCTCCTTGATATATACAGGCTAGTCCATTCTTATAGTGTACCATCTTTTTACGTAAACATCTAGTGTACTTAGGTTCTATTATTTTACCTTGGTGTATCTTCTGCTGTCTTGTATATTCTTTTGCTTCTGCCTTACTTACAAATATACTTGTTAATAATAATAAAAATCCACCTACTACAAGTACAAGAAATAACCATCCTATACCTTCACCTATTTGCTTTCGTATCTGCTGTTGTTTATAAATAGTAGCTTGTCTTTGTTTACGTATCTTACCTTCCATTTCTAAAAGTTCATCATAGGCTTGTGGTCCATGAGTCATATTTAAAAACATCTTGAGTTCATATCTTTGTTCCTCAAGTTTCTTTTTGGCTGTGTAAGCTTGTAATGCAGTAGTTTCAATGCTTCCTGCACCAAAGACTTTACTAAACACTCCCGGATTTTTTGCTTGTTTCTCTGCATTATCAACATCTGAAACTGCTCCCATCCATCTGCTTATGTCTCCTGACATCTGCTCTAGGTCTCTACCTACAGCAAAGCCTTGTTTAATTGCACTAAATGCTTTAGATGCTACTCCAACTGCAAGTGATATAGTTACTGGGTCCATTACTTTTTCCTTATTGGTTTGCAGTATGCAGTTATCTGTAAATTAACTCCTTGTTTTTGTGGTATAGAAGGCTGCTTGTGTAATCGTTCTGCAAAGTACAAGCATTTGTTTATGTCTTCAAATGTTTGTGTTTGGTCTACTACTCTTAATCCCATCATAAACACTAACACAAACTCAATCATTTACTATACAGGTACTCCGTGTACCTCCTCTTGTTCCTTGTGACATTCACATGTACATTCGTCAGAGTCACATTCGTAACATTCACAAGTATCACACTTTTCTTTTGTCATTCTCATGTTTCCTTTTTAATTGTTCTTTTGCTTTTTTTGCAAGAGCTGCTTGCTCCCTCTTCCCAGATACTTTGGCTCGTTGTTCGAGTACAGTAAGGATTTGTATTTTTCTCGCATACGGTTTATTGATTCTTTTAACTTTTGCAATGGTTGCCTTTGCATCTGCGACTGTAGCGAATTTAATACTAACCGTGTCTTTAGGGTTTTCATCCGTGTATAAACGTCTGTCACTTCCTTTGGGTTTTTTTCCTGTTCCAACTTTAGGGTCTGCCTTCTTCTTTGCCATTATCCTCGATATCCACCACCTGCTGCCTTGTAGGCTTTGGCTGTCATTTGTGCTTTTCTGGCTGACCATTGACCGGGAGCACCTCCCTTACCACCTGCTTTAATACGGTTGAATATGTTCTTACGCATTGTAGGTTTGGTGTAATTCCCAGCTGCATTTACTGTGCTTCCCCCTTTACTTAGGTTTAACTTAGACAAAGACTTAGCTTGACTTGCATGTAGCTTAGATGCTTTCTTTAATCCTTTAACTACTTTTTTTACTACTCTTTTTACCTTTGGCTTTTTTATTGTCATCTCTATCCTCATATAAGTTATTAAACGTAGTGAATGGGTCTAGGTAAGATTCATGTGACTCTGCTGAGTGTGTCCATTGTGACGGTGCAAAGTCAGGTGCTCCTTCTCCTGTAACCCACAGAGCAGGACTTGTAGCTCTTACTCTGTTATTTGGAAGTGCAACAATGTTGCCTGTCCATTTCCCTGCATCCAACAAGTACATCACGTGTGACTGTTTATGTTGTGCAGGGTCATCTGCTATGTCACTGTCTGTATAGTCAACAGTAAACATGTACTTAGCTCTATGAAACTCATTGCCTATCTTACATAACCATGGAGAGGAACTTACCCTATCCATAACTATGACACTATGGTTTCTTGATTCACAATCCCATGGTTGACATAAATGGTCATCCATTGGTTCTGCCCATTCGTCTACAGGTATGTCAGCTACGAGTGCTTGTATAGGCATCCTTGCCCACATTGCACCACCGTGTACATTATCATCTTCTGTACAACCTGTGAAGACTACCTGAAAACTTAATGACCTATCAGGTATGGTATTAACTGCGAAAGCTAATGCGTGGAGATATTCACCATGATAATTCATATGATTACAAGTGAACTCTTTACGTACCCAACATTTAAAATGTGGTACGTTACTAATAAGATAAGACATTCCTTATCTTCTAGTTGCTCCACCTTTTGCCATGTACTTAGTTTTCTTTACAGCTCCACCTTTAGCCATATACTTAGTCTTTTTAGTAGCACCACCTTTAGCCATGTACTTAGTTTTCTTTTTAGCCATTCCACCCATTTTAAATCCTTGAGCTTTAGGGTCTATTAATTTAAGCCTAAGAAGTTCTTTTGTAATTTGAGGCAAAGTCATTTTATCTAATATCTTTTTATTGTACATATCTTTTTTAGTAAGCTTTTTATTGCCACCTTTATTTTCTCCAGCCATTATTTTCTTCCTTTCTTAGCAGTACCAATCATAATGACGAGACCACCCTTACGGTAGTCCATGCTACCCATATTCTTCTTCTTAGCCATTCCACCACCATACATGTAACCCATTTTGTTACGTACAGATGATGGTAGTTTCTTTAAACCTGTTTGATTTGCAGTAG